GTTGCATCTTCAACCACCATGTAAACCTTATCGTGAGCAAACTTGATAAAATCACCCGCTTTGAGTCTACCCGCACCATCACCCGCAAACCCATCTATAGCTATCGTTGTGTCAGCGACCGCATGAACACCATTAACTAACAAAGTGCCTGTTTCGTTTCCCTGTGCGTTCAAAAAGCTTGGGAAGGTTACTGTAAAATTATCTTTTCTGTTTCTCTGCTTCATAATAAAAGCCATCACAGGTGCAAAGTCTGCTCTAGTAAGGGGAGGATATGAAAGAGTAAAACTAAAGCGTTGACCTTGCACTTGTCTTCTAAATGTCTTCCCGCTATCCGTTTCACTAAACAAAGTCTTTTGATTGCTCTTGATATTGATAGCTGTAAAATCTGTTTTTGGTAATGCTCCACTCATACGACTGCCATCTTACCCTTTTCATTCATAGCACTATTAATAAGGTTTACGATTACACCCCGACTATTTACCAATAATTCGTTGAAACCCCTAGCGTCTACAGTATTGATGTTGAAGTTTACTGTGACTTGTTTACCCATTCCTAGCTTGTCATTTGGTACGACTGTTCCCGCTTGGTCTGGTACAAAGAGTTCTGCACCTTTTTCCCCAACAATGCTTGGTTGTCCGACTGGCGGTCTACCACCCCTTTCAAATCCTTTTATTTTATTTATGATACCCGCACCAAACGCTAATGCACCGCCTACAGCGACTATATTGAATGGGAAGGGTATAGAAGCAAAGGTCTTCATAGCACCCTCATATAAGCTTATAAATGCTTTTTTGATAGCATCTGCCTTGAACATTGCTAAACCTTTTTTAAATGCCATCTGGATTGCTTCTCCAATAAGCATTTCAACAGTTTTTCTTACAATAAAAGTAGCTAAATCTTGAAAGCTAAGTTTGCCTGTCATTACAAAGTCTGTAAGTGATTGTTTTAATCCCTCAAATGCCGATGCACCAATATCCTGTATTTCTTTGAACATTTCTTTTTGTGTTGAGAAAGCATCTGTAAAACCTTTTTTCAAGTTTTCATAAAACCCTGTTAGTTCTTTAACAGCGTCACCTTGTTTTTTTGTTGCATCTGTGACGTTGCCTAACCCAACTTCAACAGTTTCCAAAGGAACATTCATGTAGGCTTTATCTAAATCAAATAACACTTTTTCTAATTCTCTTAATTCTTTTGTCGCTTCAAATGTTTTATCTGATTCAAAAGGGTTTGTTATTTTATCAAAACTATTATCAAAATCCCTTATCCGCTCTCTGAGTTCATCTCTTAATTTTTCGTAAGAATCACGAACCGCATCAAACCCATCCGCACCATTATCCGTAAATGTTGCCAGTTGTGATGTTAAAGCTTCCACATCTGATTTAAAGTCTTCTAAGGTTTTGTCTTTTTGAAATACTTTGAATAATTTTTCTAATTTCCCTGTGGCTTCTAAAGCACCAACACCTAACGCAAGAATAGCAACTAAACCCGTTCCTTTTGAAATTCGGTTGAGTTTCAGCATACCGACCCCCGCAAGGCTTAAAGAACGAGCCAAGCCTAAAAACGCACTTGATATTTTTGCAACAACAAGAGCCATTCCTAATGCCTTAAAAATTTTAAAATTATCAGATATGAATTCAACGCCCTTACCCGCAAGAATAACCGCATCTGACAATCCTTTACCAACTGCCCTAGCTATCTTATCTATAGTTGCTTGATTAGCTTCTAAGGCTTTATCTAACTCACCGAATTCCTGTTTTAGTCCTTTTAAAAATTCGTCTGCTACAGTTTTTTGGAAGTTAAAAATTTTATCGCCTATCATTGAAAGCGTTCCTGTGAAAGTCTGTGCTAAATCATCTGTTGCACCCGCAAACCTTCCACCTTTTCCAAACACTCTTTCAAATGCTTCGGCTGTTTCTTCCGCTGTTACTGTTGCACCCGCCTTGAACCCTAGTAAATCTCTTACACCTCTTTCCCTAAAAATATCGGCACTAGCTACACCCGCTGAGAATGAACGCTGTATTTGTTCGGCTGTTGTTTGGAAATCAAGACCAGTAACACTAGCAACATTGCCTGTTATTTCTAATATCTTTGCTAATTCTTTTGAATCTTTTGCAACAACAGCTAGGTTTCCCGCTCCCGCTTGTATTTGCTCTAGGCTGAAAGGTACTTTAGATGCGAACTTCGACATAACATCAAAAGCTTTTGCACCTTCTTCTACACTACCAAATAAGAATTTTAGTCTTATTTGAAGGGATTCAACTTGTCTACCAACATCAACAAACGACTTTATCGCAACACCCGCACCTATACCCACAAGAGCATTTCTTAAATTGAACACCGATTGTTTTAGTTTATCGACCCCTGTTGTGGCTGACCTCATAGCTTGGCGGGTCTTATCCTTCGCTATAATGTCTATATTTACGTTTTTTGTTGCCACTTATCTACTTGCCTTTGCTAGTCGTTCTTGTCGTTCTCGTTCCTCATGTTGGATTTGAAAGTAAGCAATCCACATATTAAATTCCTCAACTGACATTTGCAAGATTTCGGAAACTGTTTTGTGAAGCTTTTCGGCTAAACCAAAGATATTATGTAACTCTGCATCATTCTTTAGTTTTTTTTATAATCCTCAATATCTTCATTACCAGTACCCATTATCTTTGTGGCAACGTCTGCAATTACATTTGTGTCAGCTTTTGTTTTGAAGGAAAGAATGTGAGAAGCGTTAAACATCTTTTCGCCATCTTTTGTTAAGGCTTTTTCAATGATAACGTCAATGAGTACAAGCAAATCCGTATTCGTTGCACCCTTGAAAATCTTTTGTTTCTCAAGCATATTAAAAGGCTTGGTATGAATAGCTTTATCGCCTGTCAAACCCCACTCTGGAACTTCAATAATCTGTGTGTCTAGCTGACTAAAATGGTCACGAATACCATCAAAGTAGTCAATCTTTTCATCTGCCATTTACTTATACTGTGCCTATGGTAAGACCGCCATTCCCTTGACCAGATACAGTTCTAGTTGTTACACCATCCAATGTAACGCCTACTGACATTCCAGTAACAATTCCAGTTCCACTAAACTTTCTATCTCCAGACTCGTTACCTTCTGGCAAGAAAGCAAAAGTTAGTTCTGCTCCTTGTACTAAAGATGTTTGACCAGAATCGGTTTCATCAAAGTTCATATCAATAGTAAACGTATAAGTACCCCTACCAACCAAATATGATTTCATTGAATCACCAAGTGCTGTATCTTCAACAACGTCATGGGTAGTATCAACTGTGAACCCTGTGGCATTACCTAACGTAGTACCCCCAATAGTTACAACCCCTTCTTTTCCGTGATGTGTAGCCATTTATTTACTCCTTTTCTTCTTTAGGTTTTTCGACTTTTTTAGAAACCGCCTTTTCATCATGCACCTTATAGCCATTTTTTTCAAAATGTTCTACATGGTCTTCAACGCATTTTATAATACTTTCGCCTTTTTTCATAGTTACATTTTTAGCCATTATGCACTCCCTCTAGTAAATTCATATATTACCCTTGCTGTTATTCGTACACCACCATAGGGATATATTGTACCCTCGTCCGTTGATGCTTCAATAATCTGTGTATCAATAGCATTACCATTTCTAGTTATATCATTATCTAAAGTTTCTTCAACCACTTCTATAATCTGGTTGCGAACTGTATCTATATTTGTGTCTGTACCTTTACCAAACGCCACTATGAGAAAGTCTATCGTTCCCCTATATGTTCCCGCTCCTGTATCACCTATGCTTGATACTTCTCTTGTTTCATCGCCAGACTGAACAAATAATGCGGGAAACTGTGCATCACTAAGCTCCTCTACTTCAAAAGGTTCTCTGGTAATTTTTTTGAACTCAATCGGACTTGTCACCGCATCAAGCTTAGTAATTATGTCACCCGCTATATTTTCTCTTTTGCTCATAACCGCATTTCTTTGAAATAAAAACTAGCAAACTCTGCTTTTAGCTTATCTTCTTCTTTATTGCCTATAGCAAAGAATGGTCTGGTAATACGCCTTTTGCCTACCCCGAATGTGTCGTGATAACTGGCTATCTTTGCTCTTTCCATGTTTGAGAAGAATAATGTGCTTTTTGTACCGCCTGTTTTGAAATCTAAGCTACGAAACATCTTACCAGTATCGGTAAGGTCTACAAATCCTGTTTGTCTACCCCTCTTTTTACGGCTTCTGACTGTGCCTTTAGCGTATGCCCTCATTTGACCCCCATCGGGTAGTTTCCCCGCCTGTGTACGCTTTGTAATCATTAGAACCGCCATATTTGAAACCCTATTCAATGATTTCTGGATAACAGCCTTTTGTTTTCTGCCTATTCTCTTTAATAGGTTTGTGACCTCTATAGAATTAACGTCTACTTTTACGTCTACTGCCATTAGCGGACTAATCTCAAGTGGTGTATGGGTTCTTTTTCGCTGTCGCTTACTGTACCGCCACCATCTTCATCGTATTCGACCCCATCCCTTAGAATAGCTTGAAATTCTTCTTCATATCTATCCCTGTAGAAATCAATCTGCACTTGAAATGCGTCTTTACCTTCGCCTGTGTCGGGGTCACGCCATTTAGTAAGAATAGGATACACATACTTCCATAAACACAAATACACTACTGATTGTGTCCATTGTGAGTCTGTGAGTTTAGAACTATCCATTTCTACTGAAGTAATCTTTGTAATGTCCTTATAGCGTACTGTGTGCCTATATCTTTCCCACCATTCTTCTCTAACACGCCTAATAACGTCATTTTCAGCAAATTGAAGTTGGTCTTCGAAAGTTGTCACCCCGAAACCTAAAATGTCTGGTTGTATTTTCTGAAGACTAGTATCAGCAACATTGAATTCGTTTGTAGCCATTATTCAGCCTTTTTTGTTGATTTCTTTGGCTTTTCTTCTTTCGGTTCGGGTGCGGGTTGTGCTTTTGGCTTGCCATCATCTAGCTTCCAACCTCGTAAACCCCAAATGTTTATATTGTTTTCGTAATCTACTTTGCGTCTTTCAATAACTCTATCGCCTTTAACAAGCTTTACCATTTCCATTGTCATAATCCCTTAAAAAAAGGGGGTAGTTTCCCACCCCCATAGTTTTTATGTAGCTAGTGTGTCGGCAGTTAACTTAACCCCATAACTATCATGGATTTCACTAACTCCATAAACGGCAGTAGCAACAATTTCATCTGCTCTTAATGAAGCATCTCTTTGTGTTTCTAGCTTTAGGTCTTGCATCATTGCTAACGCTAGAGCGTCTTGAGAGAATACACCACCGATAGAGTCATCTGAACCATCTACAGAAATATTTGAAGATTCAAAGATTTGAACACCTGCAATAGTTCCAACAAAACCAGTTCGCATAGCTTCGTTTGATAGTTCGGTATCTCTACCCACAAATGTGTTTGTCAAAGATTTCTTTACATTGAATATTTGCTTTGGGTGGAAGACTCCGTAATATGGTGCAGGTGCGTTTGCTGTTCTAAGCTCTGCACTTGCTTCAAAAATATCTTGCACTGTAAGTTCTTGACCTGCTCCACCTGCTTTCTCTGTTGAAAAGCCTGTGAATAACGCTGATAAGTCTGCATCTACTTTTCTTGCGATAGCTTCACCGAATAATCTTCCGATATCCCCTGCAACATTTCTTGATGCTGAGTTTCTTGCTAAGTCGGTTAATGTGGTCATTACACCTACTTCACTAGCTGTTATAGTTT